CCCACTACCAATCCCATATTAATATAAGGAATAAGGGAAATAACATCAAAACCGCCACCTAAATCGGTGCACCGGAATGAGGTTGAGTTCATGTTCAAGTAAGTGTCAGAAAAGTAAACTTTACCAACAGACGGTAATAAACCGGCTTGAATAGAAACTCCTTCCCAAATCTTTAACAAATCATTGCCCCCCCTCATCAAACCATCATCTCCATTTACCCGAACCGGAAGATCACTCAACGGTGTTAGCTCATCTAAACCCGTACTAATACGGTAAGATAGTTTAAGCACAGCTGCATTGACAACACATAAGATAATAAAACTTATGATGCTACCCATGAGCTGTCCCCACATCTGGAGTTGTCCGTCAATCAAGTGACCAGTTAGGGCTTCATGCCCTAATCTTCTAGTTTCATCCTCCACCAAGCATTCATCACAAATTGCATCGAACGCTGTAGTTGAGTAGTGGGGATTTATGAGATCAGTAGCTGATTTATAATCAGCACTAAGAAATTTTCCCTTAAAAAGGGCAAAATCTTCTTGCAGAGTGATATCTGTTACTGTCTCTCCCACGTACCTAAATGCAGGATGCCTACGTAAAATATTATGTAGGAATTTCTGGAGTGGCTTGAGAACAAAATAATGAAACTCAGGTCCTTTGGAAATCACACGAACTTTAAAAGGTTCGATGATCCCGACCAATTCCACATTACACTGTTCATCAAGGGCCCTAGCGAACATCGAATCATAAATGGAGCGATAAATCTTATCATACTCCCTGACAAACTTGTCAGAAATGTTCAGACTAGGAATTTCTTCTTGTACAATCATATCATCATTCTTATCATCACCCATCAAGCTACCATTCAATTTATTAGATACCCATCCCTTCAAACGCACTTCCTTAAACAGGTCAGATCGACCTACATCTTCTACAACTAATTTCTCATCCATCAGAGTACCAAAGGTACCCATTTTGGAACGAGAATTAGTGTAGTTAGCATGTATGGAAGGTGCATAGGGTTTATACTTGTGCTCATCACTGAAAGTCTTCCCAGCGAAGACTTCATGAACGACACTACGTATTTCGGTATCTAATGATTCCTCATCTACAAATCTCTGTTTATAACAAATCGGACTAATCTTAGAAAAGTCCGGGGAGATCTTAATAGTAGAATCAGGAGCCTTGTGTGTAGAAGTCAATAAAACAGTAGTATCTTCTAACGCTATTTCAACCATTTCTTCAGTTGGAAGGGGCATGCCCTTTTTAACATAAAGAATTGAAACTGCGAAAGCCAATCCATCATCCTCACTTTTTCTTCTAAGCGCTCTAATGAATCTGTCCCCTCGTCCACCCAAAAGGTGTCCGGGAAGGTCATAATCATCAAAG